CCACTATTGATCAAATAATGCAGAGTGTGGGCATTATGAGCAAAAAACAGGATAGAATTTATATCGGTGGTCCAGTAGACACACACAGAGTTTTTGTATTACATAGTTTAGATTGGCGAGCTAGTACTACAATGAAAGTCAACGAAGATATAGGTATTAGTAATGATATTTCTGTGTTAGCCGCTATTGCAGACGGAGTTGGCCCTGCACTTTACAGAGCTTGCGTAGGACATTGTGGATGGGCTCCAGGTCAACTCGATGGTGAAGTAGCAGGAGAAATGCCATGGCAGCATAACACAAGGTGGCTGAATACTCCAGCTACCATAGAATCAGTATTCAACCTCAACGAAGAAGATCAATGGCAACAAGGAATTGAACTAGTTGCTCAGAATAAAATTGCTACTTGGCTTTAATCTCGTTCAGGGCTTAGATTATTCAACATCTCCCTAATATCTCTGGGTTTGATGCTTATTTTATTTTTAGCTAGGTTTGATCCTTGAGCAGGGTCAACATCACGGATTACACCATCCGAATCCACAGTAGTATTTGTTGACGTTACTACACTGGTTTTCTTCAAACCGTCAATTAATGATGCACTGGCAGCACTTCTTTGCCCGTTAAAACTCTGGCTTTCATCTTCGCCTAAATCACCAATTTTTAGTGTATCTATATTAAATTCTAAATCAACTTTTTGTCCAACTCCACTACTTGAACGAGTTTTCATAAATTGAATTTGATAGCGTCCACGCTCTTTCATTTGTCTGCTTGTAAAGATGCCGATAACATTATCAGCTGTTTGAATCTTTGACAAACCACCACTGATATGACTATGATCAAACTCAATTTCATCAACTGCTGAACGGTTTAACTGTGCCGCAGTTACTACTACCGCCTGCGTTTCCATAGCTAAATTGCGTAGCTCTTCTGACACATATTTGTCCTTAACAAACAAGTCACTTGGACTAACTTTAACACTTAACGGCATCATTAGGTCTAAGTAGTCCACTAAAATTATGTCAGGTTTTTTGCCTGTTTTGACCTGATATTCTTTTAAATATGACCTTAAATCGTTACAATTTTTACCTGAAGGCATGTATTTTATCTGGATTCCACCTGCCCTCTTTCCAGTCATCTTAACCTTCATTTCAACATCATCAAGATTTTTAAAAATATCTTTGGCTGCAATATCTGTCAGCATACTATCAATACGCATACCAACTAACTCTTCACTCAATTCAAATGTAAAATAGATAACATTTAAGCCTGCTAGAGAAAAGTTAACACCGAGATTAGCAAGGAACAAACTCTTACCACCGCCGGAACCTGCACACCAAATGTTCAATTCTCCACGTTTGAAACCGCCATACAATTTTTTATCAACAGTGGGCCAGCCAGTTGAAATTTGACCATTATTGTCTTTGAGTTTTAGTAATCGAGCACGGGGATCTAACCAATAGTCGGTGCCCATGTCTTTGTTAAGACTGATTTGGATTGCGTCTTTAATTAGTTTTTCAACAGGATTGTATTCACCTTTTTCCAACAGATCAGCACTTTGTAAAATTGCACGTTCTAATGCTTTGTGACGTGCAAAATTTTCAAATTCATTCATTAACCAATCATAATTTTCTTTGGGTAGTGACACTGATTGGAAGTCAGATTCGCAGGCAGCATTAACAATACTGACCTCAGGCATGACTTTATATTGGTCTAAATATTCTGTGATAAATTTTGCAGAATCTTGATAACGTCTGTCAAAACTTTCTGGATTGAAAATATTTTGACAGCGTACAAATGTTTCTGCATCAGATAAAAACATTTCTAGATACAGTTTTTGTATTTCAGCGTTGTAGTTTGTTTTACTCATTTAAATTTTCTAGTTTCTTTTTCATTAGTTGTATTTTTATCTCGCTGTCTTCTCGATTTTCCAGTATTGTGAATAGTGTATAGAGTTTACCATATCGTTTCATAGCATCCGCACAATCTTTGATGTCATCTTCCCAGTCTGGTATACTAACACTCCAGTTATTGGCCAGTGCAGTCTCTATCATTTTGGCGCCGGGCTTATCTCTATCTGGAACTACTATGACTTTTTTGCCTAGTTGATTAATTCTAGCAATCTGCGTAGGGTTTGGATCGTTAGACATAATTGCTACACCGTCGACTGCTATGGCATCAAATTGTCCTTCTACAACAATTAAGTATTCTCTATCTTCAATTTGGCGATCTATATTGAACACATATCCAGGTTGAGCATCTGTGAGATACTTAGGTTTCCCCTCTGTTACTTTGCGTCCAGTGTAGCCAACAATCTTTCCGTCCTGTCGAAATGCTATTAAGACTCGATCTGCGTAGCCTGGTGCAGGCGACCAAAAAAATCTTTCATCGTAGGGATCAAATCCTCTATTGTCAACATATTCGACAATACTGTAAAATTTATCTCTTAGTTCACGGTTGAGTCTTGACAGATCACGTGCCCATGATATTATTGACTCAGAATCTTCAGGTAGTTCTTTTTCCTGTAGATCAAAATTAAATGTCTTAACTGCTTTAGGGATGTCTTCTTTATTTCGAAGAGCTTCTAAATTAAGTTTGTTTATCTCATCAGTGGGCATCCCCATCCATTGAAATAAGTTTTTTGTATTTTTACTTAATAACCTACCCGGAGTCCAACCTGCCTTGAATCCACAATTAAAACAGTGATATTGGAATCCGTCTTCGTTAAATAAAACCCCACCGCGTTTTCTAGTATCCGGACTATCTCCGTTATGGTGACAACACACAGCATTGAAACTTATCCAACCGCTGGGAGTGGATTTCCTTTTAGGAGGCAGAAAAGTTTGAACAGAAGCCTGTATGAGATTCATACATATATTTTAGCTTCTATACAGTATCTTGTCAATTTTTCCGTTGGGCCAATAGTCCGATCCGGGTGTGGGATTACCTGGCATTTGCGGACTGTAGTAATTTTGTCCATCTGGAATATCCCAATTATCTGGAATCCAAATAATTCTAACATCACTCCAATTACCTTCTGCATTGGCATAGTCAACACCGTTAAAATCTGTGTAAGTCTTAGTTTCTAGGGTGACATAGTTGGCAAATGTTCCTGGACCATTTTCCATGGACGCTTGTATTTTAACAGTGCCTGTAAAATTATCAAGGTACATGGCCATTGTGGTAGTTTGCGTCAGTTCCGGATATGCTCTTAGATTTCCAGTGTAGAACTCGTAACGTGTATTAGCTACATTAACATATTTTTGAAACACATGTACAATACCACTGTCTTTTAGTGTTGGCCATAGATCGTGCGTCAGTCTAACTGTGCCATTAATACCATAATAAGTATTTGAATAAGCAGGCAAGTTTGCACCGTCATTATCAGTAAGGGTAACGCCAAAGGTGTAGTAACTAGTATCTAAGTTTCGAGTATCGTTTTCTGTTAGAGTGAGTAGAGCCAGTCCTCTGGTTGCAGTCGTAGCACCGTCATCTAAAACTTCTACAGACTTTTGTAATACCATTCTTTGTTGTACAGAATCGAACATACTGAACACAAAATTCTGATTAAAGCTAATGCTGGTTCCAGATGAAATTGCAGCAAATACAGGGGATAAAAATTGATCAGTATCAGGATCATATACAGGATTTAGATTTTCTACAGTAACAACATTGGCAGATATTGCAGAAACGTAGGTGCCAGTCTGTATGTTATTACTGTTAATGATCATGCCAACTTGAACATTGGATGCATCGACTAGAGATATAGTGTTGCTGGAAGTTGAAGTAGGACTGGCAGTATTTGTAACAGCACGTACTCTCACAGCTTTTTGATCAGAGTTTTTAAACTGTAGTTGTACCTTATTTTTAAGGCCTTTTTGTATTCTTAGCTCGCGTTGATACATGGTATTGTTGGTCTCCCGCACTTCGTTGTCCAAATCTAATTGTATGCTGAATAAATTGGAGTATAAATAGACTGGTAATTTTTGCATACCTATATTTATTGTAATGAAGAACAAGGACGAATTCGAAAAAAACTTTCCCTTTATATCCTGCATAAAAACGTCGGAAAACGAATATGTTGGAATAATCATCAACTTTGATGACAATGTCGCTAGTATCTATAGCTACGCAGATATTCGCACCGAAGAAGAAAAACAGATATTTTTAGAAATGGGGGAAGTTTGGTGGTGGGAAAGCAATCGTAAAATACCAATTAGTATTTTCCTAAAAAAAGAAATGATTGATTTTAGACCCTACATCAAAACATTTAATAGTAAAGATGTTGTTGTATTATTCGGGCCTACAGTAAATTTAAGTGAAATTGCAGAAAAACGTGTTAAGAGAAAAAGTATTCAACTAGTTAGATCAACTAGGCGAAAGGGTAACTAACTCGTTCACAGAGTAGATTGAGCTGAACAACAATAACATGAGCATACGCAACAGCATGAGCCTTTTTAAAGAAATACGCATCGTCTGTCTTGACCCAAATATCATTTTTGATAGCCTGGAATCCTTCTTCCTCGCATACTGGGACCAAATGCTTTTTACCCGGCCTCAACAAGGCCAGAAACATTGCTAGTTCTTCAATAGTGTTAGGTTTAAGTTTAGCAATTAAATTATGATATCCGTTGATGTGAAACATTTGATTACAGACAGCAGGATCTTGTAACAAATCCCACAACGGCTCAACAGCCAATAATTCTTCTAAATGTGCTTCATTTCTTACACCTTCATAGGCACTGACATTTAAAAAGTCAATTTTAAAATATCCTCGATCTTCTGCTGTCTTGTAGTCTATGCTACTTAATCCGGTTATTGGATTATAAGGAATAGCATGACAATACACACCCGTGTTGTGCTTTTTAAAAACACCATTTGTTTCTATAGATGCAGGAACATGCTTGATGATGTCAAGTACCTGTGTTCTGTCTTTGAAGTCAATATCAATATCAGGCATTTATTTGCTCCAGTCGAGGTGCATATACACCTATGTGTTGTACTGTTATTGATGCAGCTTTGTTTGCAAATTTAATTGCATCAGGCATGTGTTTTGTTTCTAAAAACTTATACACCAGTGCCGCTAAGAATGTATCTCCTGCTCCACATACATCAGTTACATCGCCTGCTGTTTCTGCAGGGAAAACCCAACCATTCCATTCTGCACCCTGGTCACCGTGTGTGACAATAAGGTGATCAGATTCTGGATGATAGCTAGTAACACGGCTTTTTTCCAGTGCATTGATTTTTACGTAACAACCCGCTAGTCGTGCTAGGTCATGTTTCTTAGTATCAATAAAGATCGGCACGGTTACTTCTTTAACCAGTTCTTCTATTAATTGATAATCCACTGTGCCTTTACAGTAATCACTAATAACAACTGCATCATACACAGGTGGTATCGCTGTTTCAAATCTAATGGGGTTGCTTTCGACATCATGATCTATGCGAAGAAGTTGTTGCTTACTACGGTGATCAATTAGTCGGTTCTTTTTGTTTACTGCACCGTGTAGAAAATTGACTGTACATCCCAATGCCTCTAGATTTTTACGAACATTTCCAGCCATACCATCATGGTGTATAGTATAGTGAGGTTCAAACACCGGCACAGGTGCTTCGGGGCTGATACGATTTACATAACCGTATGTATATGTGTCATTACACGCATCACCGATTAATAATATGTTCAATGATTTTGGTTGTTGAATGATCTGTTCTGTCATAAAATTCTATTCTCTTTACAAACTCTTGTCCTATGATCGGAGCATTAATATAGTCACTGCCTTTAACCATTATATCCGGTGTAAAAAATTTAATTTTTTCTACAAGTTCTTTGTCATTGTCAAAAATCCAAACATCGTTTACTGCTTTGAGATTTTTTAATAAAAACTGTCGATCACGTTGATTATTAACAGGCCTAGTATTACCTTTGAGTTCCTTAACTCTTCTATCAGAATCAATTAAAACTAAAAGATATGCGCCTAGGCTTCTTGCATAATTTAACATTTCAACATGCCCCGGATGTAGTATATCAAATGTGCCGTTGACTACTATCTTGGTCATTTTTGACTATCTCCGGGTAGAACACGATAATTGTCTTCGACACTGTCTGGTGTGCTTACTTCAATAATAACACCTTCTTCTAAACAAATCAATTGATGCGGTTCCAAAGGTAAGTTATGCCATGTTGCACCTTCTTCAAGAATTTCAGTACGTTGACTGGCATCCTGTGTCATGATATATTTGACTTCAAACTTGCCGCTTAGAACATACCATGTTTCATCTTTTACAGCATGGAAGTGCATACTGAATTTAGCACCTTTGTTAAATTTTAACAACTTGCCGCAGTACTTGTCGTTAGTTGCCCAAATTAACTCAGATCCCCAACCTTTTTCTACAAAACCTTGTAATCTCATTCTATTCCTGTTTCTTTACAAATTTCTTTTACTAGTGCAACATCTGCAGGATTGTCTCTAATTTTCTTAATCCAAAACGGTATATCAAGTGTTTGATTTACTAGTTCCAATTGCTCATTACTGAATTTTTTCAATAGGTCGACGCCGCCTGCAGAATTCATAACCATCCAAGGGCTTATCTTTCCGTCTCGAATATTATGCACTGCTCTGTTTACACTTACGTAATTGAAATAGTGTGCAAAATTTGCATTGTTTTCGTCACCCCACTCCATCATGTATTGCAAGCTTCGCTGAACTGCACTTTCTACAGGTTCAATCTTTACTAGCTCAGTTAGATACTTGTCATAGAGCTCATCTCTGCACCAATGATCTAATTTAACTCCGCTTTTGATCACGTAGTCAATGAATCTTTCTGCATACAAAGGATTAACATTGTTAATAAAACTGCCAAATTTTACAAAGGCATTATAGTATGCACTCTTGCAAAAATCACTATAGGGTTTTTGTTTCTTTGCTGCCTGTGTGATTTGATAAAATCTGTTATAGGCAAAAAATCCTGTCTGAACACGCTTCTCATCTTTTTGTAGTACACGCCTTTTTTGTTCGCACATGTGGGCAACAAGAGTTTTCTCTTTCATAAAACTCTTGGTACAATGTACACAATTAAAAGGTTGGTCTACTAATTCCATCACTCGTATTCTTTCCGTTGTTTCTTGTCAAACCCCATGTTATCAAATAATTGATTAATATCGTTCTTATCCATTATACTAGCCCAAGTTTTGATGTCAGATAGTTTCATTGAAGGATAAAGTTCTTCTAAAAGTTTTTCTATTTTATTGGCTTTTTCTTTACCTGGTGCTTTGAGATATGTATATTTTAAATTTACACCTACTCCGCAACTGGCAAATGCTTCCCACAATAATTGCTTATGGCCCTTGCTCAAAGTCCAGTGATTGATGTTTACTAGATCGTTAACACGTTCTATAATAAACTCATAAGTGTCTGGATCTGTCTGCGGATTACTGACATATCTCATCAGTAAAAATGGGCTAAATGCTTTCTTTTCTTCTTCTGTGAGAAGTTTATAGAAATCATGGTTTCTTTGATTTACTGCACTTAACTCTCTACCAATGTCTAATTTTGCTGCCATATTATACCGGATGATGCATTAGAGAT